CAACCGAGAGCACGTCCTGCTTGGACAGGATGTTGCGGTCGGCCTCGATGCGGAGGTCCTGCTGGACGCCTTCGAGGATGCTGCCGCTCTTGGCGAGGAAGCAGCGGAACTCGCTGACGTGGGTGGAGGTGCCAGGACGCACGGTGTTGACCGCAGGGTCCATGATCACCTTCATGCCGGCGAATTCGCCGATGCTGCGAGCACCGACGCCCACGCCGCCGCCACCCCAGGTCACGGCGCCAGAGGCGGCCAGTGCGGAGGTGGAGAAGGTCAGCAGGCCAACCTGATACAGGTAGAAGCCGACGGAGGGGTGGACAACCAGGATGTCCAGCTCGTCACCACGCTCGCCCAGGGCTGCACGAGCCTCGGCAACGGTGGCGGCGGTCAGGTAGTTGGCTTCGGTTTGACCGGAGGTCGCGCCAACAGCTTTGTCCAGAGAGTGGGAGGACAGAGCGGTGCCAAACAGACCGGCAAGCTGGGAGAACAGGCGGGCGCTGTTCAGCTTGTTGATGGCGTCAGCCAGCTGGTTGCGGATGTGCAGCATGGGGTCTTCCCCAGCTGCGAGCATTGCAACGTCGTCCACGGCGTAGGCGAAGCCACGGTGGATGATCGAAGCAATCTGGGTGGCGGTGCCGATCTTCTGGGGGGTCAGGTAGCCAGCGGTGCTGGTGCCCCAGGTGGCGGTGCCGTCCATGATCTCCTCGGTGGGAGACACGGGGTTGAACTCGGGAACTTGGATGCGGGTGCCGCCTTCGCGGGCATCCAGCAGGGAGTTGCGAACAACAGCGCCGCTCTTCAGGAAGAGGCTGCGCTCCTTGATCGCCTCAGACACGTAGGTGCTGAGATTATTACGCTTGACGATGTCCGCCAGAAGGACACCGCCGGAATAGTTCTGAAATGGGGCGGCCATTTCAAGCTCCAGGGGGGTGGTTTACGTGGTTCAAGTCACAGACCTGAGTGGTGTCCCACGGGGACTTAGCGACCCGCTTCCCTTTTCAGCACGGCTGCAAGGTCGGGGTCGCTGGCTTCCAAGGCCATTTGCCTCGTTAGGTTAATACTACCTTCCTTCCAAGGGTTAGGCATACCAGCGGAAATAGCACTGGTAGGAGTGGGCTTGGCGCCCATTCCGGCTGCACTGCTCGGTTTGAAGTGGTGCTCAAAACCTGAGCCCGGATTCTTCAAGTTGGCAAGGTAGCTGTTGATGTCTTGCTCAACACCGCCGTTCAAAACAACAACGCTGCCGCTGTCATTCTTGCGAAGATTGTTTTGCACGAGCATCAACATCTGCTCTGCGTTGATAGCGCCAGCTTGGCTGATAGCAGCCAAGGCGCTGGTTTTCATCGCGGCAGTTTCGTTAGAGGTCCGAAGTTCCTCTAACTGGCGTTGCAGATCGCCGATTTGTTGATCTTTCTCTTGGGCGGTGCGGTTGGCCTCTTCCCAGAGGTCTTTCCACTGCCCTTGGTCTTCCAGCGTCTTTTTGCGCTGGTCGTCCTGTTTCCTGTAGACCTCGTCCAGCTTGGTTTTGATGCCTTGGAATTTTTCCTCGGCTTCGCTGGCTTGGGCTTTCAGTGCAGCAAGTTGACTTTCGTACTCAGTGCGTAGCTGGGCAGTCTGGTCAATTTGGGGAGCGGTGTCTGCTCCAGCCACGGGCTGGTCAGGAGTCACCACGGGTGTCTCCTGGATGACTTGCTCTTCCATACTCAAAATTCAGTTTCAGAGGACTTGGTGGGGGTGAAGACAGACTCTTCTTCTGCCTTGGTGCGACGCTTGCGAGCAGCGGGAGGCTCCGCAGGCTTGTCTTTCTCGTACAGATTCTCGGCACGAAGCTCTACAAGTTCCCACTTGTATGAGCCGTCGGGCTGGAGAACCTTGTCAAGGTGCTTATCCATGACAGAGGTGTAAATGCGCTTTTAGTTTACAACAGAAGAACGAGTTAGACAGTTGCCCCGAGTTCGTCGATGTTTGCAGGAGAGAGGTTTAGCCACGCGCTGCCGTTATATCCCTCAAAACGATTCTCTGTGGTGTTGTACCGGATGGTTCCAGTTGTTGGGGTGCCGGGACGTTCGGCAGTAGTTCCAACAGCAACAAATGCATCGGTGCCTGCAGGACCTTGTGGACCTTGAGGGCCGGTGGCACCCGTGGCTCCTGTAAGACCGGTTTCGCCTTGTGGGCCTTGTGGTCCGGTTTCGCCTTGAGGACCTTGGGGTCCGGTTGCGCCGGTTGCACCCGTTAAACCTGTGTCGCCTTGGGGGCCTTGGGGACCCGTGGCACCTTGGGGTCCCGTCTCGCCCTGAGGGCCTGTTTCGCCTTGTGGGCCTTGGGATCCCGTGGGACCTTCAGGGCCGGCAGGACCAGTTGCACCAGTTGCGCCGGTGGTGCCGGCAGGACCTTGCTCACCTTGAGGTCCTTGGGGGCCGGTGTCTCCTGTGTCGCCTTTGGGACCCCTTTCGCCTTGGAGGCCGGTGTCGGCAGTTTTTAGGGCGGTGGAACGTGGTGTTCCATCCAGGCTTTGGGTGCCGATGGCAACGGGTTGACCCTGCCAACCTGCTTCAGTTTTGGGGCCGTACAGACGCTTGCTGACAATATCGACGTACCAGTCGCCGTTGGTGCCTTGGCTGCTTGGGGGACCTTCGCCAGAGTGGAGGTTGTTGAACTGCTCGACGCGCTTGGCGAGCTTCACCAAGGCGGTGATTTGCGCCAGCGTTAGGTGTTGCTGGGTCGCCATCGTTTACTGCAGCAGGGCTTGGATGAGACGTTCCATTTGGTCTTCGCTTCCGGGGGTTTCGGCTTCGACAGCTTCCTGCTCCGGGGTTTCCATGGCCTCTTCTTCGGCGGTGGATTCGGTGGCGACGGGAAGAACCTCGCCTTGAACAAGGATTTGGCGGAATTCGTCGCGGTCCAACACGCCTTGGGCAAAAAGGGCGTTCAGGGCGGTGATGTCTTGGCCGATCAGGCGGTCGATGTCGAAGTCACGGCTGATCTTGACCTCGGGGGGCTCCAGCTGGAGGTAGCTGGCGGCAAGGTTGAAGCTCTTTTGCAGGCTTTGTTCAAGATCCATGGAGACCATCGACATCATGGAGTTGGTGTCCACGCGGTCGAGGCGACGGGCATCGGCGGATTCGGCGACGAATTTCTGCTGGCTCAGAGTGCTGATGCCCAGCGTTGCCATCTGCTGCTGGAGTTCGCGGATTTCGCTGGTTTGGGCCTCGAAAGCGCTCGATGCAGGCTCCACGTAGTAGACCTTGTTGCCCGGTTGGGTGGCCATTGCGTAGTTGACGCTGATGGCCATGTCCTTGGTCTGGTCGTCCCAGCCCTCAAGGACCAGCATTGGCTGGGAAGCGATGTGGAGGCTGTGGATGAGATCCGCTTGGCGTTGGAAGTGGGCCAGGTTTAGGTAAGCGATGTCCAGCAGCGGGGGCTTGCTGACCATCGTGTCGGTCTTGTTGGCGTACAGCGTGACCAGCGGAATTTCGCCCAAGCTGTAATCGCCGGACTCCACCAGCTCAAAGTCAGAGGTGCTGGTCGTTGCATCGAACGAGTTTGGATAGGGGAAGCCGCCGGCGGTTTCCTTCTTTGTTTCTGTCTGGCGGAAGATGCGGTAGCGGCCCGGTTCGATGACGCGGACTTGCTCAAATAGCTTTTCGCCGAATTCACCGTCAGGCAGGACGGCCTTTTCCGCGATGCGGACTTGAATCAACTTGCCGTAGTTGACTTCGCGGTCCAGGCGCCAGCCGTAGATGTTGGTGGGGTCTACTTCGATCCAGTAGGGGCGGCGGTTGAGGGCGCGTTCTTCGGCGAGGCTGCGGGCGCCAGTTGGGGCGGGGAAATCGACCAACGTGTGGCTGTGGCCGTAGGTCAGCGCACAGGTCAGGGCGCGGCGGGCGTACTCGTCGAGGTCCGAGCCGCAGCCGTCAACGTCCTTGGAGAAAATGTCGGTCCAGTAAGGGTCGCCGGTCAGCGTGATCGGCTTGCGCAAGATCAGACCTGAGGCTGCGCGAATTAAGCGCTGCGTATAGGGCGAGAAAACAGCGCGATTGACGCGGGCTAGATAGGCGCTGTAGTCCTCGCGGGGTTCCAGTGGGAGGAAGGCTTCACTTTTCTCGCGCAGGTACTCCGTGCCGTTGGTCACGGCTTTCATGATTTCCCAGCCCTTCATCTGGTCCATCACCGCTTGGGTGCGAGTGAAGGGGTTGTCAGATCCGCCCATGTAGGTGGAGCTGAC